TATAATCAATTTTTTATTATTTTAATTAATATTTATTCATTTGTAAAAATATCTTGACATTCACGTAAAAACCAAACAATACTATTATCAAGTTTTGCTTCTGGATCAAGAGATTCACAAATTGTAATAATTTCATCTGCTTCTGTAAACATAAATCCATTTGGTTCATTAAAATTTTTAACCCATTGTTTTAAATCATTATTTTCATTTTTATTGAAAAAATCAAGAAAATTATTTAATATATTTTGTTGATATTGGTTGTTAATATAATCATTAGATACTGAACCCATTTTTATAGTATATAGTTATATAGTTATATAGTAATACTCTTTTTTATTAATTATATAAATATATAATTTAAAAAATCAATTTTTTATTTTATTTTTATTTTTTATAATGGTATTAATAAATTAGAATTAGTTTTCTTTATTTTTTCTTTTTTATCTATTTGTTCTAATTCTTCTAATTCTTTTAATTCTTTTAATACATTTAATTTTTCTAAGTCTTCACTATTTTCTATTTTTGTAAATTGTTCTATTTGTTTAACTTCTTCTAATTCTTCTAATTCTTCTAATTCTTTATTTAAGTCATCGTCTTCATAAATTTGTTGTAATGGTTGTTCCATAATAGATTGTATTGTATTATAATTATCTTTTTCTTCTTGTATGTCATCCATTAATTCTTCTATTTTATCAACATTTAAATCTTTATTTAAAGTATGTATTGCTTTATTACTTTTTGATAATGAATTTATTATATGTTTATTAAGATTTGCTGACTCTAAATTAGATAATTGATTTTCTAAAAGTAATTGCGAACCTTGATTTTTATTTATTTCTTCTTCAATTTTCTTTTTTTTATTTAAAATTAATAAAGCACCTTTTTTATCATTATTATTTAATTTTGCTTTTGCTTCAATTATTAGATTATTTTTTTGTTTTTCAATAAATAAATTACGTTTTTCAATCAAATCAATATTTTCTCTTAATTCATTTATAATTTTTAAGTTATTTATTTCTTTATCTTTTTCTCCATTATCTTTTTGTTTTTTATTAAATAAATTTTCAAAAATATTCATTATTATAACTATTTATAATTTATAGTTATTTATAATTACTTAAATATTACTTAATATTTAATACTTAATTTAAATATATTTATAAATTTTTATATTTAAAATTTTATATTAATTTAAAATTGATTTTTAAAAATATAAACATAGAATTAATTAAAATAATACAATTTAATATAATATTCATTTTTATATTTTTAAAAATGTCTGATTTTGAATATGAATATAATTCTAATAGTGATAATGATAATATTAGTTATGATTATAGTATGAGTGATACTAATTATAGTGATGATGACATAGAAGATGATTTAATTGAATCTAAAACTAATTTTATTATTGATATGGATGAAGACAATAGTTCAACTAACACAACACATTCAAATAAAAAACATACTTCAATTATAAATAATTCAAAACCAATGATAAATAATTTTAATTCATTATTTAATAATGAAGAAACAGTAACAGATGATAAATCTAAACATACTGAAAACACTAAAACAAAAGGCAAAAAAATACAATTAAAAAAAACTGAAACTAAAACAGAAAAGCAAAATGAAGGGGAAAATAAAGGAGAAAATAAAGGAGAAAATAAAGGAGAAAATAAAGATAAAATAGAAGATAAATCTGATAAAACTATAATAAAAGAGGTTAAATTAACAAAAAAAGAACAAAATTTTGAGTTTAATCAAGAGAATATAGATTTTTATACTAACTATTTAGATTTTAAAAAAATTCTTATTAAAAAATCACCTTTTACAAATGATATACAAGTTATTTGTTTATTATTAAAACATAAAATAATAACTGATTATTGCTGTTCTGTTGATAAATGTAAAGTTAAAAATTTATGGATTAATAATCCTATACAACTTATTCTTCATCGTAAAAATAATATTCAAAATGATTTATCAAGTTTTAATTTAGAATTAATATGTGGTAATTGTTATTTATCTAAATATGGTTTGGATATCTTTAAAAAAAAAGAAAAAGAAATTATATTTAAATGTAATATTTGTGACTTTCCATTAGTTAAATTTAATAATACACGTAAAAAAAAAGGTATTTGTTTATCTTGTGAAAAAAAAATGAATAATGTATTTAATGAAAATATAGATGGTAAATATTATACTAAAATACAAGGTTTATATAATGATAATCCATTATTAAGTGAAGAACATAAAGAAGCTAATTATTATAAAAATACTGGTAAATCTAAATATTCATCTACTTATAAAAAACCAAATTATTCTATGTCTTCTCAAGAAACTAACTCTAAAAATAATGAACCTATTGTATCTTTAAATTTAACATTACCAAAAATAGATGATTTGATAAATTGAATATAATTTTTTAATTATTTATTAAATATTTATTAAATATTTATTAAATAATTAAAATAAATATTTATTTTGATTATTTTTATTTTTACGTTTAATAAACTATATAAACAATCTATTTAAAATAGTAGTATAATATAATATAAATTAAAAATATTAAATATTAAATAATAAAAAATGGCAAATTTAAATTTAAAAAAATTTGATATGAGTAAAATTGGAAATGGTAGTATTGTTGTAATGATAGGAAAACGTAACACAGGTAAAAGTTTTTTAGTAAAAGATTTATTATATTATAAACGTGATGTTCCAATTGGAACTGTTATATCAGCAACAGAAGGTTCAAATAGATTTTATGGTGATTTAATGCCAAGTCTTTTTATTCACGAAGAATTTAGTCCTGAAATTGTAGGTAATTTAGTTAAAAGACAAAAAATTGTAGTTAGTAAAATGAAACAACAAGAAGCAATGTATGGTAAAAGTAATATTGATCCATATGCTTATTTAATTTTAGATGATTTGATGTATGACCCAAGTTGGATAAAAGATACTACTATTAAACAAATTTTTATGAATGGCCGGCATTTTAAACTCTTATTTTTAATAACCATGCAGTTCTCATTAGGTATTCCACCTGCGTTAAGAGGTAATGTAGATTATGTATTTATTCTTCGAGAAAATTATGTATCTAATCGTAAGCGTTTATATGAACATTATGCTGGTATGTTTCCTACATTTGAAATTTTTTGTCAAGTGATGAATCAATGTACTGAAAATTATGAATGTTTAGTTATAGATAATACCTGTAAAAGTAATAAATTAGAAGATATGGTATATTGGTATAAAGCAGATAATCACGCACCTTTTAAAATGGGAGCTCCTGAATTTTGGCAACACCATAGTAATAATTATACAGAACAAAATCAAGAAGATGATGAAGTTGATATTACACAAATAAGAAAAAAAAATTCATTAAATATTAATGTTAAAAAACAATATTAAATTTTAAAACTATTTAAAATATTATTATTTCTATTATTATTTTTTTAAATTTTATATTAATTAAATAATTAAATTCAATACAATAATTTATAGTTAATTTGAGAACAAAATTTAAAAAATATAATTATAAAAATCTTTTATTTTTATATTCAAAATAAAATAAAACTACATAATCAAACGTATTACAACTCACAATCTATGTTATATAAAATTATAATATAATCTTTTATTTTTTATTCAACAATAAAGTTATTGAATAATACATAAAAAATAGAAAAAAATAAAAAAATCAAAAAAATTGTTATTTTTATTTTTTATTATTATAATTACATAGTAGCCATTACCGCAAATGTTTACACACTCGCGAGACGCCTCCTCTCCTAGGTTGGTACCCTGCGACTTACAGCGCATACCCCAAGACGCTCTGGATTTCTTGCACCTGGGCCAAGAAAATGCGGCAAAGCAAGAAAATGCGGCAAAGCAGGAAAAAGCAGCTGCAGAACGGGTAGCAGCAACACGCAAAGCACACACGATTCCGCCACCACCACGCCAGCCCGCGACAGCACGCAAGGTATCAGACAAGTCAGCAGGGAAGGCACGACTCCCCAATGCCGCACATACTCAAATGCTGCAGGGGTTAATGGATGGCCCTAAGGAGGCTCTATTTGAGTATGTGCGTGAACAAGAACGTGAAAGGGTAAAACGCCAGAACGCAGACGCACTGGAAGAGGCTTTAGAAGAGTCTTCAGACGAGTATTCCGAAGAGTCTTCAGGAGTGCGTGCCCCCTTCACTAACGTGGGTATAACTTCAAAAAAATGCTGGTGTAAGCGCAAGAAGTGGCTGGGCTCGCATGAAGATGGAAGTAAAGTCTCCTGGTGTGCAAACAAACACTAAAAACCCAGGAAGTGATAGAGATCTACATATCACTTCTCAAAAAAAAAATAAAAAAATAAAAAATTTTTTTTTATATTATTTTATTTATAAATTTCTTTTTCAATTAAATTATATATATATATAATATAATAACATATAGTATATTTTAATATATAGTATAATAAATGTCATCATCTAAAATAAGATCTGATGGTTTTTATGATCCTGAAGGTAAATATCCAAATCCATTAACCCAACAACCTTATTCAAAAAATTATTCACAATTTGCTTTATCTGTAGATCCAAAAGGATGGTCAAGATTAAGAGCATATGAAGATAGACACGAAATTATGAAAAAAATACATAATAATTCAATATTACTTGTTATTTTACCAACAGGAACAGGAAAAACAGTTGTTGTTCCACGCTTATTATTTCATTATTTTGGTTATGAAAAAAAAGTTATTGTTACAACACCGCGACAACAAACTACGTCTTCAGCAGCAACATTTGCCGCAAAATGTTATGATGTTCCATTATTTTATTTAGATGAAAAAGGTAAAGAAATAATAAATCCTAATGTAGAAAAAGGTCAAGACAATACATATCCTACAGGATTAAAAATTGTTGGATATAAACACGGTGGTTCAAAAGAGTATGCTGATGATACAACAAAATTATTATTTGCTACTGATGGTACTATTAAATCTATGATAACAGGAACTGACCCAACATTGTCTGAATATGGTGGTATAGTTATTGATGAGGTTCATGAACGTAGTTTAGATATTGATACTTTAATAGCTCTTGTTATGAATATATTAAATAAAAGACCTGAATTTAAAATTATTTTTATGAGTGCTACTATGGACCCAAAACCTTTTGAAGATTATTTTAAAAGATTAGGTTTTGGTAAACAATATAGTATTTATACTGTTGACGGTGCTAAAACCACTTATAAAATTGATGAAACGAATTCAGAAAAACCAGAAGTAAAAAAGGCAGCTCAATTATTAGATGTTGTAAATAATAAAATACATAGTATTATGATGAAATTTAATGAAACTAACGAAAACGGTGATATTTTAGCATTTGTATCAAGTGAGTCAGACTTGACTAAATTAAAAAAATTAATAGAAAAAAATTTACATAAATATAATGATAATAATAAACCTTATATAATAACTATGTCTTCCAAAACACCAGACTCAGAAATGGATATTGCTAAAAAAAGCAAAAAATTAGAAAAAATACCTCCAACGAAAGAAGCACCATTAGGATATAAGCGTAAACTTATGATAGGAACACCTATGGTTGAAAGTAGTATTACTTTTGAAGATCCATTGACACACGTTATTGATACAGGTTTAGCCTATACAACTAATTTTAATGCTGATAAATATTGTTATGTAGAAGGTAAAAATTATACAACACAAGCTAATATAAAACAAAGATGTGGTAGAACAGGTAGAACTAATGATGGAACTTGTCACAAATTATATACTAAAGATGAATATA